CATTACGCATTTTCCTCGGCATCGATCTCAAGCGAAATGCCTCTCTCTTCAAGATCACGCACGCCTCGAACATTCAACTCGCGGCTGCCGAATAAAATGCGATGCTCGGCAGTCACATCGGCTCGATGGCGTATCGTCACCCGGTGCGTGATGTCAGCCTGCTGCTGGTTGGCTAGCTGGCTCTCGCTCGCAGTCACAGGCATCACCTTGCCCCAGACAGTGGCGTAAGTCGCCCAAGTGCGAGTAGGCTGGCCGTAACTGTCGGTGCTGTCGGTTGCCGACTGTAGCTCTAGACGATGCCTCAACTCGCCAATGATCACTGGTAGTCACCTACCGAGTAAATCTTCAGGATTGAATCGACTGCCAGTGGCACTTCGCTTCCGGCACCTGGCTGAACCGCAGAGCGGTTTTCGTACCAGTGCGCCACGAGCAGTTTGATGCAGGTGGTCAGCAGCGCAGGCACGTTGGCAGCAGCAGTGCCATAGCCAGCAACATAGTCCACTTCAACCGCATTGGCCTTGCCATTCTCGGTGTTTGGCCAAATGTCCAGCGGTGTCAGGTTTAGCCTGGGCGGGTTGCCATCGAGGTCTAGCTCGAAATCACCACCGGCAAATGTCATCGTGGTTAGTGTGCCGTTTTCGTCGTAGTAGCGGATGCGCGGCATAGCATAGCTGTAGGCACCACCAACGGCAATCTGCACAGCCGGCCCACGCAGTAGCTCAATAGCGCCTTCTGGGAAATAGTCCATGGTCTGGCGGTAGGTGGTGTTCACCAGTGGCCTGCGAGTTTGCCGCTCGACATAGTCGCGGCCAGCAGATATCAGCGCATTTATCAGCGCATCATCTGTGCTGTGGTCAACACGCAGGTGGAGTTTCATGTCAGCGAGTGACACTGGCTCCACCGTTGCGACGGTTAATACTTTGAGAGCCACTAGCGCTTACTCCGTTTAGCGGCTTGCTTGGCCTCGGGTGTTTCCACCTCGTTGGCCTTATCTTCGACAATGCCGTCCACGCAGATCGCAAAACCAGCGGCAATGATTCGATTCGCATCGACTGCATCGGGATGATCCCAGATGTCACCGACACGGTATGTGCCGAGTGGACCAGAGATACATTCGAGCATTTGAATCTTCATTGCCTTGGTTTCCTAATCTGCGTGGGCTATTAAAAGTTAGGCTTGAACCATGTGCTTGATCGCACCGCTGGCCAAGATCTTGCTGTCAGTTCTGGCCCATGCCGTGAATCCGACTGCACCGTTTGCGGCATAAAGCTCGTCGAGCCTTTGGATGCGGATATTAGCCACATCGCGAATTAAGAACTTGTTCATGGCACCGAACACCATCGTCTTGAGGCCGGTGGTGATGGCGCTGTTTAGGCTGTTGCTGATGACCAGCGGGAAGCCATGAACACGAATCTCGCCAGGGATGCGGTAAGACTCTTGGAACAATGGTTGGCCTGTGGTGTCAGTCAGCTTGCGAACATACAGCCAAACGCTGTCGTGCATCACCAAGGCGCAAGAAGGATCCTGGCGATAGGCGATGTCAACGCTGTGAATCAGGTCTAGGACTTCGGCTGATGTGATTGCGGTTGCGCTGGCAGTGGTCTTGCCTGCGGTGCTGGCCGCAATGCCTGTTGGTTGGCTGGAGCCTGTGCCGGTTGCGACATAGTCAGCCATGATCCGGCCAAGACGCTCGCCGAGCAAATCACCAATGTAGGTTTCCAAGTCGACAGCGTTGTCATCGAGAAGCTGCCAAGATACCTTAAGCGCCTTGCTGCTCATGGTGTAGGCACCAAGAGAGATCTGGCCGAAAGAGGTATCGGCTACAGTGAGTGCGCCATCTTCGGCCAACAGCACGCCTTTGGTGCCGGTGTCGTCGTTGGTTGGCATGGTCATCGGCTCGCCAGACTCGGTGCGCAGCACCTGAGCGTATTCGCGCAGCGGGTTGAAATAGAGCAGCGCCTTCTCAATGCGCTCGACCAGTACAGTCGGCACGTTATAACCGCCAAGGCTGCCGGTGCTAATCACCTGGGTGGCTGTGCCGCGCTCTTCGAGTTCACGCCGACTGCGAGGCGCGGTGTCAAACAGGCGCACGTTAAAATCGCGGCTACGCAGGCTAACACCAACGCGCTCGGCAGCGGCTCGGTGCGCATCAGTTGCCCGGCCATTGCCTTCCAAGAACCAGCCACGCATGGCTAGCTTGCGATCATTGTGATAGTTCTTATCGGCTACATCCTTCACGATGTAAGGCGTGTTCAGCGGCATGGGTTTGCTCCTGCGGGTGGTCTGGGATTCCAACTTTTCCAATAGGCTGGCGCAACGCGCGCCAACCAAATCCAATGTTCTTTCAGCCTCGGCAGCCTTGTCAGCGCCGGCCATCTCCTCTTCTGGCACAAAGTTCATGGCCTCTTCGATGGCGGCCACCCGCGCATCAAGATCGGCAACGCCCTGGACCAGTGCGTCCATGGCGGCTTGCTCTTCTGGTGTTAGCGCGCGGATCTGCTCAATCAGCGCGGCTCGCTCGTCAATCAACTTTTTCAATTCGGCAACCTTTTCCATGTGAATCTCCTTTGAATCAGAAAATAAAACACTGGCAGCACGATAGCCGTGCGATGCAAGCCATCGCGCGCGCCTGATTTCAAACTCCACATGTCGCAGGCCGCGCAGAGCAACAGTGGTATCTGGGTAAGCAGGTATCGAAACAACCGATACCTCATGTAGATCAATGCTGTTTAGCGTTCTCAGTGCGTTGCCGTCTTCGTCCTTGTCCCAAGTGTCGCCACCGGGTGGCACAAGAAACCCAAATGACATTTGGTTCACCACGCCAGAACGCACCAGTTGGCGCAGGTCGTCGGCGTAGCTCACGCCTTGAGGCAGTTCGATCTCCACACGCAAGCCGCGCTTGTCGCTGGAAACCTTGAGAGAACCGTTGGCTGTCCTGGCTAATGGCTGGCTGGTGTTGTGGTCCCAAAGCGCTCGGATGTCGGCGTTGCTTTCGAGTGACTTGTCGAATGCACCAGGTGAAATCTTTTCCCTGAATCCGCCTAGGTCTTCGCTTAGTGCTGGCGCATAAACTGCGGCATAGCCGACCAGCTTGCCGCCTTCCTGCTCCAGTTTGCTAGTTCGTTTTTCGAGCATTGCCGCCTCCTCGTTTGCGTGTTGGTGCAGGCGCTGCCGGTAGTTCTGCCTGATCTGGCGCGGGTGCTTTGACCTCGATGGTTCCGAATATCTTCTGCAGAGTTGGCGCATCTATAAAAGGAAATGCAGCCTCTGCCAGCGCCTTGGCTGTTTCCAGCGGTATCACGCCTGTTGTAGCCTGCAGCACGATGTTCAGCAGGCTTTCAACTTGAGCACCGTTAAGCGCTGTAGCTGCCACATCGACTGCGGGAGATGCCCCGACACTGGCTGGGTTAGGGCTAGCGCTGGGCGAAAGCGCGGGGACCAGTGCCGGGGTGGCTGATGGCGCTGAAGGGCCGTCTGGCGCAGTCAGCGGTTGCATGTTGAGCGGTTGCAAGTACTGGTCGCCACCATCAATAGGTGCTAGATTCTCCCGCTCGCGAATCTCATTTGTGCTAAGCACGCCCCAGTTTTTTGCAACTGCATAGACATCATAACGAGTCTTAATATCCGCTCTGAGTAGGCCTTCGATTAGGTGCTCAAAATAGTATTCCCTGCGCTCGACTGTGTTCAGCAGTTTAATCTGCAGTTCTTGCTCAAGGCGAATTAGCCAGGGGCGCAGAGTCTCGGTGTAAAACGCTTGGTTTTCAGCCTCGATGCTGCTGTAGGTCTGGCCGGTGTTGTCCCGTAGTTTGCTCGATGGACAGTTAAACCACCTAGCCACTTCGGCAACTTGGAACTGTCGAGTCTGAAGGAATTGCGCATCGTCTGGCGGCACACCAAGCGCCTGCCATTTCATGCCTTCTTCGAGAATTGCGATGCGGTGCGCATTATCTAAGCCGCTGTGCAGGCGCTCGTAGTCACCACGCAGGCGCTGCCGTGCGTCATCGCTCAATCTGCCTGGGTGTTCCAACACGCCTGATGGCCTAGCACCAGTGCCAAAAAGCTTGGCACCAAATTTCTCGGCAGCCAGTGTCAACCCTAGGCTCTCACGAGCAGTGCGAACCACGCTGTAGCCCATCACGCCATCGCCACCGAGGCCGCGCAAATGTATGACATTGGCACCGGCAAG